ATGCTGCTTTACAATTATTCAATATGAATATGAATCAAGATTTATTTTATGTTCGCACTATAGCAGAAAGCGGCGAGAGAAATTTAGGCAGTTTACCCGGAGATGTAGATGAAAAGTTTCACCCTTTCATGATGCCTCTTCAAGATAAACTTACCGAACTTTTATCTAAAGAGCAAATAAAAATGCTTGTAGATGAAGGTATAGTGCAGTGCGCTCCAATTAATTATTTACGAGGGGCAAGTTGGGATAATAAATTGATTATTGCCGACGAATCTCAAAATTTCACCAGAAAAGAGTTGGTAACCTTAATTACTCGTATTGGAGATAATTCAAAATATTTTATATGTGGAGACCCTATGCAGTCAGACATTAACGGTAAAACAGGTTTCGCACCTGTTATGGAGCTTTTTGACGATAATGAGTGTAAAGAAAAAGGTATACATACTTTTCGTTTCACAAAAGAAGATATTCTAAGAAGCGAAATTTTAAAATTTATAGTGAATAAACTAGAAAATAACCCTGTAAAATAAATTATAAAAAATGGCTAGTATATTTTGTCCAGAGTGTGGAGCTAAAAATAGCTACACGTTAAAGAAACCCAACTTCTGCCAAAGCTGTGGGGAAACATTTGCGGCGTTTGGTATGACCAACGCTTCTGTGTCTAAACCTAGTCTAACAGCAGCGGACGGAAAGAATGACGACGGGGAAATTCCTAATATATCAAAACTACAATATGATATAGAAATGCCTAACTCAAAAGTTACACTTGAAACTTTGGTTAGTAATCCTTTGAATCCTGAAGAAATAGATTATAAGAGTAAGGCTAATGCAAGTGATTATAAAAAGATGACTGCCGATCAATTCGCCAAGATGTCCCAAGCTGAATGTGGCTCCTCTAGAGGAAAATTTAAAGATATCGGTGGTGCTGGTGGCGAAGGATAAAAAACAAACATACGAAGATAAATTTGAGATAATCGATAATGAAATAAGGAAGCGCTATTACAAGTGGCATTTACATGCGTTAGCATGGCTTGACTTCGATGACGTATCTCAGATTATCCGCACTCATATTTATAATAAATGGGAGCAGTGGGACCAGTCTCGCCCGATAGAGCCATGGGTAAATAAGATCATCTCTAATCAGCTTAAAAATATCCTTCGCAATAATTATTCTAATTTTGCGCGACCATGTATTAGTTGCAAGCACAATCAATCTAAAGAGCAAGGGCACGGTCAAGTTTCTAATTTATGCTCTTTAACACCTAGCGGATTACAATCCGATGAGTGTCCCGATTTTGCTAAGTGGTATAAAACTCGTAAACAGGCTTATGATATTAAGATACCTGTGTCTTTAGAAACCAACCCTTTTGATCGTTATACAGTTCCCGAAGATCATTATAGTATTGGAACAGCAGTCAACTCACTACATTTATTAATGAGGCAATATTTAAATGACAGACATTATATTATTTATAAAATGTTATTTATTGATCATATAGACGAAGAGTTGGTAGCAAAAGTCTTGGGTTATAAAAGCAATGAGAAGGGACGAAAAGCGGGATATAAGCAAATAAAAAATCTAAAAAATTTTTATAAAAAGATAGCTAAAAAGATATGCCTTGAAACTGATATATTTTTCGAATGAAGGAGTACGTTTTAACAACAGAGGAAAAAGAAAAAAGTCTTAAACTTTTCGAGGAGCTTGATGGTGATTTAAGCGAATGCACTAAAAAATTATTTGACGATCCTAACGAAAAAGGTAGTACTGTTCGCGGAAGAGCATTAAGAAAGTATTGGGTAGAAAAGGGCCTGAGCTACCGTACAAAAGTTAAGAAAAGAGTTGTAAAGCATTTCTTGACCGATAATGAAAAGGCGTTTATAAAAAATCATTACGGCCCGGAAATGACTAAACTTGAAGTTGGCCAGTTGTTATGGCCAGAAGAATCCAAGAAAAAAGGGTTTGCTGAAAGTGAAAAATTTATAGCTTTATGTGAGTATATTGGGAATGAGTTTCCTTCGGTCGTTGGTATCCGTGATGATGCAGCAGGAGAAAAATATACTCCTCCACATATTCTAACCACTGCGATTAAAAGATTAAATAAAGTTGCAGCCAAAGAATTTGATATAAATAAATTAAATCTTCAAGATAAAAAATGTGTCGAAAAGTTAATTACATATTTATGCGCTCCTAGATTTTTACAAGTTATAAATTCTTATGTCACAAAACAAAGTAGAGAGCTTTTTGAATCTGAATATATTCGAAGTACATGGGACAAGCCAGATTTAACATCCGATGAATTAAATTTATATGTTAATGTTTGTATGGATTATGTTAACCTGAAAGAAATAGAACAACATAAGCAAAAACTAAATTTAATGTTTGATGATGCCGAAGGGCAAAATGAGCTCACGATGCGCCTTACAGAAATGCTGAAAACCAAAGCCGAAGAATATAATCAATGCATTAATCGTATTGATAAAATGCTAGCCAAACTAAATGGTGAGAGGGCTAAAAGAGTGGCTAATCAGCAACAAAGAAATGCTTCAATAATTTCTTTAGTGCAGCTTTTTCAAGATGAGGAAGAAAGAAAATTGATGATTAAAATGGCCCAAATGCAAAAACAAGTAGTTCAAAAAGAAGCTGACGAAATAGAAAAAATGTCCGACTGGAAAGCTCGGGTTTTAGGTATTAGTAAAGAAGATGCGATATAATGGAAGAGGCGGTATCTAAGGTTTTCGTATGCGCAGAATGCAAAAAAGAATTTGCCAGCCGGGCCTCTTTGCACAAACATATTAAGCAGCACGATTTAAATTTAGCATCTTATTACACAAAACATTTTCCCAGAAAAAATAAATTAACAGGCGACCCCCTTCCGTTTAAAACGTATGATGAATATTTTGAAAGGGATTTCTCCACCAAGCAACAACTTACCAAATGGTGCAAGGAAAGTTCACCAGAGGAAGTGAAAGAGTATGCGCTTTCGCTCCTAAAAAAACGACATCTTAAAAAACAAAGAAAGTACGGCCCTTTTCATTTAGAGACTAAAAATTCTTTTTTACCTTCTTTGGCAGTCTATCGAAAATTATGGGGCAGTTATAATGCGGCGTGCCAAGAAATAAATTGCGAACCTTTATATAATAAAAATTTACCGCGAGATTTTTTTAGTTCTGTATTGCCCGAAGACTTGACTATTGCCATTGATACCCGAGAACAAAAACCTTTAAGTTTTAAAGAGTGTAATAATGAAATTTTAAAACTGGATATTGGAGATTATACTGTTTTAGGAGAGCACTATAACTATACTTTCGTAGATAGAAAATCTGGTAATGACTTACAGGGCACTCTGGGTAAAAATAATATAGAAAGATTTCGTCGTGAAATTTCTAGAGCTCAAGAAATGGACGCTTACTTGTTTGTTGTTATTGAATCGAGCGTAGAAAAAATGATTAAGGAGAATAAAATTTTTAATCGACGCTCGAATATTGATTATACATTACGACAGATAAAAGATATCTGTCATGATTATCCTAGGGTATGCCAATTTATTTTTGTAGAAAACAGAGAGAATGCAGCTTCAATTATACCTCGACTTCTACTCTCGGGAAAAAATATTTGGCAAACTGATATGCAGTATTTTTGGGACGCAAAAGAATCATGAGCTGGCAAGAAGGAAATCAAAAAAGAAACGCTCCAAAACTCAGAAGCAATGAAGAGCTTTTGGAAATCGGTGGGTTCTTAGATGAGAGGGAAGCCAAACTAGCTCTATATGAATTTTTGCGCAATAATACTACTTTCGCTACAGATTTACTTATGGGGGTAAAACTTTTTCCATTCCAACATATGGCAATTAAGTCAATGTTTGAAACGGATTATTTTTTAGGAGTATGGAGCCGGGGGATGTCCAAATCTTTTACTACAGGTATATTTGCAGCATTAGATGCTGTGCTAAATCAAGGAGTAGAGATAGGAATTCTTTCTAAATCTTTTAGACAAGCGAAGATGATTTTCAAAAAAATTGAAGATATTGCAAATAAACCAGAGGCGGCAGGATTTTTCCGTCAATGCATCACCAAAACTTCTAAAAGTAATGATGAGTGGCTAATGGAAATTGGTGCAAGTCGTATACGCGCATTGCCATTAGGTGATGGCGAGAAACTGCGTGGTTTTCGTTTTCATCGTATTATTATTGATGAGTTTTTGTTAATGCCTGAAAGAATTTACAATGAGGTAATTGTTCCGTTTTTATCGGTGGTAGAAAATCCTACTCAAAGAGATGATCTTTTTAAATTAGAATCAAGGCTCATAGAAGAAAATCAAATGACCGAAGAAGAAAGATATGTATGGCCTAATAATAAATTAATAGCTCTTTCATCTGCATCTTATAAGTTTGAATATCTTTATAAACTTTATAATCAGTTTGAATTTTTGATAGCCGCTGAGCAGCAAAAAGATAAGGCATCTCGCTGTATTATGCAGTATAGTTATGACTGTGCACCTAAACAACTTTATGATGAGAACCTTATAAACCAAGCTAAAGCAACTATGAGCCAATCTCAGTTTGAGAGAGAATTTGGCGCTATTTTTACTGATGACAGTTCTGGATATTTTAAAACCAGCAAGATGGCGTTGTGCACAATTGCTGATGGAGAATCTCCGTGCATTGAAGTTCAAGGAGATCCCGACTCAGAATATATTTTAGCGTTTGACCCTTCGTGGTCGCAAACTGAAAGTTCAGATG